TGAAAAATATACTACTCAAATTGATAATTATGAAAATTTAGCAGTAGTATTTGATAATTTACGTAGAATCAATACTATTTTTATTGATATGAATAGAGACTTATGGCAATACATTTCAATGGAATACTTAGTTCAAGATTTCTCTACTTGCGAAGTAGGTTCAAGCACAATGCCACAAAAAATTAATCCCATAGATTTTGAAAATAGTGAAGGTAATCTTATGATAGCGAATAGTCTCTTGGATTTTATGTCTAATAAATTGCCAATATCTAGATTACAGAGGGATTTAACAGATAGCACAGTATTAAGAAACTTGGGAACAATTTTTGGACATATAGAAATAGCATTTAGTAACTTCAAAAAAGGATTTTCTAAAATTAATATTAATCCAATAAAAATTCACGAAGACCTTAATTCTCATATTGAAATTGTAACAGAAGGAATTCAAACCTTATTGAGAAGAGAAGGACATTTAGATGCATACGATAAAGTAAAGCAAATTTGTAGAAACAATGAAAAAATGTCATATGATAAATTACATAAATTTATACAAGAACTAGAAGATGTATCAGAAGAGACTAAAACACAATTATATAACTTAACACCTAGTAATTATGTAGGTGCTTGTAGAGAATTAGTAGGTGATTAATAATTAATAATAATATCTACAAATATTAATAATTAGTATGCCAATTAATAAAACCAGGAACATAAAGAAAAATACAAAAAAAAAGAAACCACAATTTTTATTTAATCCAGAAGACCCCAAACGTAGTTTTGATGTCTATATTGATAAAGATCCGAGTGATACTATCCCTATAAAATATACTACGGTAGATGATGTAAAATCTACAATAGATAAACTTGAAAAATTATATAAAGCCAAAAAATATCCACACAAGCGAATATGGCAGGTAGGTATGATTTTAAAAGTGCGTTTAGGTGTAATTAAGAAATACTCAAAGACTCGCTATCCAAAAGCTAAATATGTATCTCAAAGATACAAATTAGCAGAGAGATATTTTAAATTTCTCTCAAAACGTTCAAAAGTTGAAGGTTTCAATGAAAGGAAAAAGATGGTCTTCAAGATTTAAATATAATGTCGCAATACACTCTCCATAACATTTTTCGCGTTTTCTACATTAACTGCATTACCTGCCTGTTTATATGTCGCCTTGTCATCGCCACTCGCTAAAAAGGCTTCTGGAAAACTTTGAAGTCTAAGACATTCTCTAGGTGTAATATACCTACGCTGCTTACCATAAATAGGAATTTGTGAAATAGCAACTAATGTAGGAAAATATTGTGCGCGTCTAACTCTAATTCCACTCTGACGAAGTTGTATAAAATAATTAAAAATGGAATCATCTTCTCTCTTTGGACCAACTTGCCATTCTAACTTACAATATATTTCTCTCTTTGATAGTAATTCACTATGTTTATTATACCAAGAATCCCATTTATCCTTATATTTTTCATATAATGGTCGATTCTTTTCAATATAATCTCTTCTCCATTCTGCTAATTTTTTATACTCTTCACTAGTATAAGTTTTATAGAATTCATTAACAAGTATGGTAGGTGATAACTTTTCTTCAGTATCAAACTCTGCAATAATTTCATCCCATGCCTCTAATACCTTCAAAATGTCTCCATCTATTTTAAATTTATCTTCTATTGAATCCTCTGGATCCAAATAACTTTCAAAATCTATAATTGCACCTGGTGGTCTTAAAAGATTAATATCAGTGTCATCATAAATATCTGAACGAACGCATGCAAAATAAATGCGTTCTCGCTGTTGTGGAATACCATATTCGTGAGGAGACATTTTAAATAACTGAACTCGATAACCAGTATTTTCTAGTTTTGAAAGTATATACTGAAATACTTCACCATCACCAACTTTTAATATATGTTTAACATTCTCTAAAAACATAAAACGTGGTCGTTTAACAGCAGCAATTTTCATTATTTCATCGAATAATAGACCACGGTCATCTTGAAGAGTCATTTTTTTACCAGCATTTGAAAAAGGTTGGCAAGGAAATCCACCACATATAATATCAAAATCTGGAAGTTCATCTATTTCAATTGTTCTTACATCATCGTGTGGTTCTATACCAAAATTATTTTCATAAACAAATCTACATTTCTTATCTGTATCACATGCTAGTACGCATTCTGCACCCAATTCTCTTAATGCAATATGAAATCCACCAATTCCACAAAATAAATCAATAAATTTTAAGTCTTCCATTTTATAAATGGATATGGTTATTTACTTTTAGGCTCTTAATAAAATAATTATATTCTAGTTTCCATTGAAATTAGGAGAATACTATGAAACAAAATTGAATATTTTTCTAGTCATAGTTACTAGTCACAACTAGCACTCACAAAGAGACACTAAAAAATGGACTATCTCGACCTTGATGACTTTTCACCGAGTATGAAATCTGGGGGAGGAAAGGGTAGCGGTTCTAATTCTAATTCAAATAGAAGTAAGAAAAAGCAGAAAGAAGGTAATAAATCAGGTGCAGCAGGTATTTATAGTAGTAAGCACATCCGACAGGCACAGGAAAAGAAGGAGCAAGCCGAGACTGCTAGGAAATCAGCAAAGTAATTCGTCGTAACCTTTTGGTTTAATATTTGAATAAATCAATGGAATAGCGAGTTCCATCAAATTATCAACGGCACTTTTCTGTGTCTTTCCAAAACCAGAGAAAGTTTCACCATATACTTTCAATGTTCCTTTCCATTGAAGATATCTTCCGTTTCCGCTTTCTTTGCAGAAATCATATTTTATTTCATAAGGGATATTTTTCTGTCGTAAATAATTTAATAGACTAGTGCCTCTAGTTCGTGTTGAAATCATTTGTTTATAAATAATTGTAATCTATTTTTTTTTAAGTCTCCATAAATAAAAAAATAAAAGATATTAAGGTTATTTCACCGTTTTTTATTATAACTTCTATGGAAAGTTGCCCAGTATGTTTAGAAAGTATCGAAGGGAAAAATATATTTACTACAAAATGCGGACATAAGTTTTGTGCCAATTGTATCCTTAATAATAGTAATTATGCAGAAACTTGTCCAATATGTAGGACTAACTTAGATTTACAAATAAATTTGGAACCTAGACCTGATAATGACACTAACGCTACTAACGTTACTAACGACAATAGGGATAGATTTTATAATAACAATAATCGTATTATGCGAGTGTTAAATGTTGATAAAACAATTGATTATTTACATAGACAAGTTTCTATAATATCACGGGATGCTCATTATAATTTTTTTTATCGATTAAAAGAATTGTTCGATAATGAATTAGACGAGAACGAGAATAAGTTAGAACCTAAAACACGTGAAAGATTAGAGAGAAATATATGTCAAACAGTAAATGGAAACTTGCTACATTCATGTTATGATTTTATACACGAAGTAAATACTCATCTAAATAGTGAAATAACTAAATTGGAAATAAGTGGAAGGATAAATGCGATAGACGATATATTAAATAATTTGGACAATAATTAATCATTTATAAAAAAGAATAATTAGAATTATAATAATAATTATAATCAGAAAATGAACAGATTAAAATCTGAATTAGAAGAGATTCCACAATTTCATATTGGTCAAAATGTGATTTTTAGAAGGAGAATTTTAGCTATTATTAGAAGAATCTATAAGGTAGAATTTAATTCTGATAAATATTTTATATACAACATATCTACTCCATTATCAAATAATTGGTATAAATCCTGTTTAGTATTCAAATATGAAATAGAAGATATGACAGAAAGTCATCAAATAGCAATTAGATATTATTGTCCGAGTATGCGTGATCAAGGTATTTATAATATTGGAATAAGTGATGATTTAGATTCAGTTAAAGATTTGAGACATAAAATGACTGAACTACAACATCTTTTTAGTGACCCTATAGAATCATTAACCTTTCGGATTTATGAAACAAGTGAAACATTAGTAAAAAAGAAAGACAATCAAGTGAAAGGAGTATATGCTAAATTTTATGAAAAAATAGATTGCGATATAACTGAGAGAGTTAGTCTTAACGATAAACCACTTATAAATACTGACGCATTAATTCCTAGTAATCAAAATCAGAATCGCAATCGCAATGTTTCAGTTAGAGACCTAAGATTATTTATACTTGCACTAAAACGAAACAATCTAGAATTCATCATAAAAGATTTAATCGATATGATTAAACCCAAACCTAAATATAATATTAATACTATCTTAAGTGTTCCAAGATCACGAATAAATGGAGTAGTTAGAGATATTGTTTTATTTCAATATCAAGATAATATGTGGTCAATTAATTATAATTTGGAAATAATTAATGCTGGAAGAAGACAAGAACATATGGTAGTCTCTGAAAGAGTTTGCTCGCCACTACAAGGAAATGATTATAATGAAGCATTTCACGTTTATTATATGAACTGTAGTTATCAAAGATTTCAAGAACCAGATAGACCACTCTATAGACCATCAGTGGCTAAAAAAATATTTAGGTTAAAATCTATGACAGAATATGAAGCCTGTAAATTTTATGAAGATACTGATATAACACATACTGGAAGACATCCTAAAAAAACACCATTAAGTAGATATTTTACAAGAAAAAATAAAATCTGTGAATGGAAGAAATTAGAGTAAAATTTCACGTTTAGATAGAAAATGCTCTTTTTCTAGATTTACCTTTACGTTTCATTCGTTTAGTCCCTTTAGTATTTAATGAAATTCTCGTTGAACTTCTTGGTAAGGTGCTTCTTCTAACGGACAATGATTGTCTTTCACATTCATCTGGATGTAATAATTTTATCATTGAAACTGTATCGCTGAAAGATTTATAAACGGTGTTTCTAGTATTACTATAAATAGGATTATATCCATTTGATTTATAAAAATCATAAGTTTTTTTATGATTAATTGCGTCTAAATATATAAAATCCATATTACCAGTATATCTAGTCGCTAAGCTATTAAGAAGTACTTTACCTACACCTTTAAAGTTTGCATCTCTAGGTAGGTTTCTTATACTACCTTTCTGTTTTTTAGTAAATAATCGAATTCGTTTCATTCTTTCTTGCCTATATTTCCTACTTGTAAAAGTTTTTTTTAAAAAACTAGAGACTGGAGCAGCTTTATTTTCTCTATCTATTTGTCTTACAGATGAAAAAATATCAGGCATAATCATAGGTGCCATACCACATAAATAATGAACGAACAAATATGGTTTAAAATCACCTGTAGTATCTAATGTGTATCCATCTCTAAAACACTGTAAATCTCCAGATAGTTCAGTTGATTCAAGTTCTCCTGCTTCTGATAAAGTAGTTAAATTATGAGCATCACCTCTAGTTAAATGTTCTGATGCAATAGCAAATGCTTTAATATTATCGTGAAGTTTTCTAATTTTTGATGATTTATCTTCATTGTATAAAATAAAAATCTTTAACTTTCCTTGATGGTTAGTATTAAAATATTTAATTATTTCCCTACTTATACTAGCACCGAATTTTTCCGCACCACATACTAAATCTAAATTATCTATCAAATATAGTATAAAATTATTAATATCTCTTTCAGTCGTACCTTTAAAAAATTTAGGTATGAAATCATTACCGAGTTCATATAATTTTAAGTTTCTAGTTTGTAATTTTTTTTGATGACTAACGTTATATCTCCTAGTCTCAGGTGCCGATCTAGGTTTTAAACTTGATGTTTTATTTAAACTATCGGAATATGTTAATGACTTACTTCTTGTTCTTTTGCTAGACATTCTTTAATATAGTGCAATTTATTTTTTTAATTTATATGCTGAATTGAATACGTAAAAACTTAATGTTAATAATAAAAATCCGAAATAATATCGTAATTTCTGTTCATCCATATTAACTGATATCTTTGAACCAAATAATGTTCCGAGAGTATAAAAAATAATCATAAGGAGTGATATAGGTAAATCAATAAAGTTTTTTTTATAGTATGTATAAACTGCAAATATTGATATTGGAGGTAATAACATACATAAGGTTGTACCTTGTGCAGTTAATTGATTGTTACAAATACCAAACATTAATAATAATGGAATTATAACAAATGCTCCTGACATACCAAACATACTTCCAATTACTCCACCTAAAAGTCCAATTAAACCGCCTATTATGTATCTGTACATATATTTATAAAATTATAAAATATATTTTTTTAATTATTTTCACTGGTTAATATTAATTTATATTTAATAATATTAATGAATGATAATTTGAGAGATTATTCCGAGAATGATAAGGTAGCAGAATTTTATAAATCATTATACGAGAATCAAAGTTTAGAAAACAATAAACGTCTCAAATTAAAATACAATTCAGGTTGTAATGTTAAAATGTATATGATGGATGCCTTAAATAAATTAGATGACTTTATTGACCCTAGTGATCCAGATGTTTCTGTACCTAATTCTATTCATGCATATCAAACAGCGGAAAGAATACGAAAAAAATATCCAGATGATATTGGATTACAAATAACTGGTTTAATACACGATTTAGGAAAAGTATTATTTGCTTTTAATGAACCTAACTATTTTATTGTTGGAGATACATATGTTTTAGGTGCAAAGATTCCTCGAGAAGTTGAACACTATTCACTAGTTCCTAATCCTGATAGATATTCTGAACTTGGTATTTACTCTCCAAATTGTGGATTAGAAGAATTAGAAATTAGCTATGGACACGATGAATATTTATATCAAGTTCTCGTTAATAATAAAAAAAAACATAAGTTAGATACCAAATATATGAATATTATACGCTATCATAGTTTTTATCCTTGGCATACTAAGGGAGCATATTCACATTTAATATCTAGTGAGTCTGATTTAAAAATATTAAGAGATGTTCAATCTTTTAACGAATTTGACCTCTATTCAAAAACTGATTCAGTAGAAGTTACAGACGCTACACGA